ATGACGAAGCGGTGGAAACGGAGCAACAAAGAAAGAAATTAAAGAATTGGTTTATGAAAACAGTCATACCGATTGGTTCTCCGACTACTGATTTTGTCTATATCGGCACGGTTCTTCATTATGAGAGTCTGCTAGAGAAGCTACTTACTGAAGCGGCATTCTCGATGTGGAATAGAAAGCGTTATCGTGCGGTGCAGAAGTTCTCAAATTCTCCGCTATGGGATAAATGGGAACAGATGATGACCAATCCAGATGACCCTGACCCTGAAACTACGGCATATAATTTCTACCAGAAACATCGGAAGAAGATGTTAAAAGGCGTTCAGGCCTTGTGGCAAGACCAAGGACAGGATTATTACTACGATATGATGGTTCTAAGGCTTGCTGACCCATCATCTTTCGCTTCTGAGTACCAGAACGAGCCGATTGACCCAAGTACGGCGGTGTTCTTACCTGAGTGGTTTGACTATTACTACGAATTGCCTGTAATAACAAAGGTTTTCGGAGCAGTTGACCCTGCTTTGGGCAAGAATGCGTCTGGTGATAGGGCTGTCGTGACGTGGGCAGGGATGGATGACAAAGGTTTCCTATATATCCTTGAAACTAGCATGGGCAGGTACAAGCCTGATTACCTCATTGACCTGATTATCGCAGGAGCGATGAAGTACCAGAGCAATCTGGAGTCTGTTACTATAGAAACAGTTCAGTTCCAAGCGATGTTTAAGGATGAGGTTGCCAAACGAGGGTTGAATGCAGGAATACAGATACCGATTAACGAGTTCAATGACAAAACTCCGAAAGAAATCCGTTTAAGGGGTCTGGTTCCTCGCATAAAGAACAAGTATATCAAGTTCCGCAAAGACCAGATAAGCCTCGTTAATGAGTTCTTGAGGTTCCCGAAAGGCTCAGATGATGGCATGGACACTGTGAACATGATATGTAGTGCCGCTTTCCCGTCTACAAGCCATAAACTTGTATTCGGAGGATTAGCTGTCGCACAAAGAAACAGGGCTTCAACGCCCTTGATGATGGGAGGTACGCTTTGGAGATAACAGTTTTTGGTAAAACATTCGTTTTTGGGGAGCAAAAGCGTACTCAGACTACGTTTGTGACGCTCCCACACCTTGACCCAAGAGGTTCTATCGTAAAGCCTAATGAGAGATTACTAAGGAATTTCTCTCGAAAGGCTATACCGAGCAGGGCTATTTCTCTTATTCGAGATGGTATCCTTGCTCAAAAATGGAAGTTGGAAGTAGGGGATAGGGTTCCTCTGAAAGCTGTAAAGGCTATCGAGAACGTCATCCTTCGTCCGAATCCTACAGACGGGTATAGGCAGTTTTGGGGTCAGGTCATAAATGAAACATTGATAGGTGATAACGGTGCGGCAGAAGTTGTCTTTACGGGCAATAGCAAACATCCGATGGAACTATACCCTGTCAATGGCTTCTCTTTAGAGTATGTCAGGGGCTTTTTTGACAATCCTGAATCACCTCGATTCGTTCAGGTTATATCAGGCCAGAAGAAAAGCTACCTGTACGACTCAGATGTGTTGTATTTGCAACATCTAAAGACGGTAGACCATCCATTCGGATTGTCACCAATCGAAGCGTCATTCACTGAGTTGATATCTCTGATAGACGCACAGGAATACGGGCATAGGCAAGCTTCAAATGCCATGCCTAAACACGCCATCAACTTAGGCGAAGCGGTCAATCAAGGCGATATTGTTGCTTTCCGTAAATATTTCCGAGAGGAAGTATATGGAAGGGGCGAAACACCGATTATCGGTGGCACGAAAGGTGCTTCTACACTCGACATGGGTGCTGAAGGTGACGAAGCCATGTTTCTCAAATGGCAGAGTCACTTGATTACCATTATTGCGTTGGCATTTTCGATTGACCCAAAGAAGTTGGGGCAGGGTTCTAATACAGACCGTTCTACGGTTGAGGAACAGAATGAATCCTTGCTTCATGAAGCGATTCGTCCGTACTGCTTACTGCTTCAGGATGAAATCAATAAGAAAATCATTGCACCATTAGGTGTTGACGTTAAGTTTAGCTTCGAGTTTGAGGATACCCTTGAGCAACAAGCTAAAAAACAGAAAATCATTGTCGAACAATGGAACTCAAATGCTATTACCTTACGGGAGTACAGGAAAGCATTGGGGTTGCCAGAGGGAGATAGTGAATATCTGGATGTCACCCAAGGTGAAATGAAGTCAATGCTCAACCAGAAGTATGCTGTCCAAGGCGGCTTCAATGGGTTAGGGCAGAACAGAAAGGAGGACATTGATAAAGTTGAAACTTAATGTTATGAATTTCAATACGTCAGAGTCCACTAACCCTGACCTCATGAAGTTCTCCGCAACGGCGTGTTACCTTGACACTCCTACGGATGGAACTCCTGAAGGTGGGTATGCGGATTTTAAGACCATCATTGCGTCCGATTCGGCTAAAGTCGATAGCTTGGTCGGCATGGGCGTGAATTGCTATTGGGCTGACGGATGGTTTGATGACGGAAGTGACAACCTGAAAGGGCATAACCCTTGGTTCAAGATTGGTGTAATAACCGCCGCCGAAAAGAAGGATAATGCTATCGAGGTCGAAGGACATCTCTGGAAAAGAGATTTCTGTGACATCTGTGATACTATCCAGTGTGCTAAAGACTCCCTTGGATGTTCCGTGGAGGTTTACTTCGATGGAGTGACTGTGAACACTGTGGATAAGACACAGATAGGCGTGGGGGCTAACTTCACAGGGATGGCTATTCTTTACAAGGATAAAGCGGCGTTCAAAAGCACTAATTTCATGTGTTCGTTAAAGAAGGAGGACAATATGACACAGGAAGATATGAAGGCCTTAACAGAGGTCATTGGAAAGACCGTGGATGAAAAACTGAGTGAGTTCACTAAGGCACAGGATGAGCGTATTACTGCTCTTGAGACTAAGTTTAGTGGGCAGGGTTCCACAAATCAGGACAACGACATGGCGGATAACGCTGACGGGGATGAGGGTAACACCGATGGAACTGAATCCAACAGTGTGAACTTCTCCGAGGAAATGAAAAAGGCCGTTGCTGACGGCATTGCCGAGGCATTTGCAAGCCATCAGGCTTCTCCGACTCATCGCAAGACAGTCACCGATACTTCCACCGTGAATCGGTTCGAGGGCGATAAGACTGTGATGGACATGTCAGCGGAGATTGACAAGGATGACTCCAAGACTGCAAGCCAGAAGTGGTCTGCACAGTTGGCTCTTTGGAAAGAGCATAAGAACGAGATGTAATTATACAGGGAGGAACGAGATAATATGAGCAAGCGACTTTTTGACGGAATTACCAAGCAGATGAGCTTTGCCGCCGCCACAGCGGATTACATTGGGACTGGAGCCATCGAAGTTCCTGTCTTTGAACAGCAGATAATGGACATGACACGCAAGCGTGGTACGCTTCTTCAGCGTGTAAAGGCGAAACCTGCTACGGGTCATCCTACTCGCTATTTCGAGAAGGTGGCACATGAGAATAAGAGTGCATTCATCAATCCGAGGAGTATTGACCACGGCCTGAACACGGAAATTGACCGTGTAGAACGTGCCGCACTCGTCAAGGCTATGGTTGATGGTATTACCTTCACCATGTTCGACCATGAAGTAACCCAACAGCAGGGTCTTTTCGGTGACATTCAGGCACAGGATTTGCAGGAAGTTGTCTCCGATATGCTTGACGCACAGGATAGGGCAGTATGGAACGGCAGGGCTACATCCCTTATGGATGACGAGTCTGAGCACAAGTACGAATATTGCTCCGTTCTCACTCAGGTCACTAAGACGGGTACTATCGCCGCCAATGCAAGGCTGACCAAGGCCATCATTCAGGGCGTAGCGGCTCTGATGTATAATAAGTCCTACAAGGTCAATCCCACGGCAATTTACATGAATCCTCTCGATAAGGCTACTATGGACACGCAGGAGCTTGATGAGAAGGATAAGGTGAAAACTTATGACGTGGAGGTATTGCCAGGTATTAAAATTGACGGTATCATGACCGCCGCTGGCATTCTCCCCATCATTACCGATGTGTATTGCCCGAAGGGAAAAATCCTCATCACTGACGAGAATCTGCTTGAGAGGCAGTATGTAACCACGGGCATACCCCGTATGTTCGAGATGGGCAACGAGTCAATCAAGACTCAGAAGCATGACCTCGCTACACGTTACATCGCTGTTCTGTTCGATACGTTCATTGTCCGTGGCGGCTCTTACGGCCACATGGTACTGACTATTGACGGGGCAGGAGCAGGGGATAGCTTGACCAGTGATGTCGTTACCGTAACTGCTACGGGCGAGTCTGCTACCACGGCAGGAGCCTAAGAGGTTTATCGGGAACGGGGGTGCTCTGCACTCCCGTCCCTTTTATAAGGAGTAGATTATGGCACGAAAAAAGGAAACAAAAGAAGTAAAAGAAGCTACAACCTCACAAGTTGAGGCTAAATGGTTCCGTGTCAAAGTCAATGACTCTATCATTGCAATGTCCACACGGACTGTCTTTGCAGATGATGACGGTTACGTGCTCGTTAATAAGGCAGAACTGGATGAACTGAAGCGAATGCTTGCGAAGGGGTGATACATGTGTATCTAACCTTAGAAGAAGTT